GGAACCCGCGCGGACGATGCCATAGGTCAATATCCTTAGCCGTGTGCCCCCGCCCCTCAGGAGTAGCGGAACAATGTACCACGAGGTACTTAATCATTCGTTTGCTTTTTTTCATTTTTTTAATATTAATATCCCATAGGAGCACGATTATTTAAGTCTGAAATCTGGTCACTTAGACGGCCTGTCCTCTCCTCTAATGCTCTTATAGTTTCAATAATATTATATCCATTAATAAATACATTATTTGCACTCATGCTTATATCTTGGTTAGCGGAGAAGCTGATATTCTTATAACCGCTAATTGAGAATGCGCTGTCTGGTAGCCCAGACTTTGCCCGAAATCGGACATCATTAGCCTCCGCTAAGAATGTATCAAGAAACTCACCTACAAGATTTTGAAAATACACACTTTTTTTGACGTAAAAGTGCATATAATCCCCCCTAAATTCAAAATGTTCTGAAGCATAAAGATACATTTTTTTCGCAAAGGCTCTAAAGACTTTATCCTCCTTCCCAATCGAAATTTGGTCATTTTCATAACGTATAATCTGTGCGAGCTCCTCAAGAAATTTAGCCTTACTCTCCTTCCATTCTTCAATAGACTTTATATTAGGGGTATCTGCCAGGTCATTATAGGAGATAGCATTCTCATCTATTACCTCATCCCCGGCCATTAATTTAATCCTCCCATTTTGCACGATAATATTAGTAGGAATATTGCTGACAAAGTGGCTCACAGGGATACTGGTGAGTAAGTTGTCTTTTTTGTCACGAAGCTCTAGATTCTTACTTGCCTTATTATATGTCAATTTCGTCCCCTCGTCATCTAAGAACATTAGGGAAATACGCCTTACTACGTTGTTACCTTTCTTGAATTTAAGCTCCGTAGTATTCTCGTCCAGCTCTATATCGTAATCCTCAAGAAGGTCTAATTGTTGCTTGTAGGCATCGGTAAAGTCATTTGTGGATAGCCCTTTCCCTGCTTCCTTATCTACTTTCCCATCAAACAGCCCCTTATGAGCTTGGCTATCTGTTAGATGGTTGCGAAGCTGTTCGGCCGAGGCGGTACCCTGAATAGCATTCTCCAAGCCCCCTATAGAGTCCATTGGAATCTTTTCGGACTTATGCCAAAAGCTGTCTATCCACGCCCAAAAGTGTTCTTGTTTTGGCTTTCTGAAATTTGAAAACCATTTCTTCAATGTTGCAATTGCTGTCATAATCTTTCTTTTTAAATTTTTAAACATTATTTTTTATTATTAAAATCCTACGTATTCAATGAATTGTACGACACGATAAGGGGGCATATTATTATGAGGTTGGTCGCCTCCTGCAGATGATGAAGTGCGACTAGTAGGATCATCCACACTAAAATTAGAAGAATAGCTCCCCCTATCTATATCCGTAATTAACCTTGGTACATTCTCAATGTTATGGCTATGGCTGGGCATTTCGGCTATGGTAAGCCGGTGCTCATATTCCCCCCCTTCACGCCCTATTTCGTGCAATCCAAATTTTGCCAAATAAGCATCTTCTAATAAGTCGGTTGTCTTTCCTATAGGCATTCTACCTCTTAGGGGTATGTACTCCCGCCAACCTTCAGGAATAGGCACATTGGCGGGTTTCCCCCATATCGCAACAAGTCCCACAGGTACTGTCTTGCGTAGCCGCTCTTCGAGCTTTTCCAACCGTTTCAATAGGGAATTTTCCGCCAAAAAAGATTGGGCTTCTATTTGTTGGTTATTCAGCGGTCTCTTAAAGTCAGCCCATAGGTGACCATTGATGCTATTGCCAAAAGTAGCATAGCGGGTATATTCTACGGCTTTTTCTACGCCGTCTTTGAATATTCTCTTTTGTGGGGTCTCTACAATGATGACCTTTTCGGATATGGGAGCACCTTTGAAAGGAAGTACCTCGCCATCAATATACACCACTCCGTCGGTGATGCTACGCCCTACCTCTTCGCATCCTGAAAGGACACTTAGATTCCCCGCTATATTACCCAATGCATTGAGCAATTGGTAGCTTTTCTGCATAAAGTCGAGGGTATAGGCGCCTAAGGGAAACCCTCCTGTATTGTCAAAGTTGATTCTATTCATAGATAATTATATATCGCTTTGATGCTATTTTGTACATTTCAATAAGGGCTTTGATTTCTACTTCTCTTGCCCGTAATTCATTCGGTATATGTACGGAGAAATTCACCCCGCTCACTTGCATTTCTCCCGAAGTATATAAGTACTTTTCCTCCAGATATACAGGCTGATTTTCTGCCTCGGTATAGATATATAAGGCGTTAAAGTGGGTCATATCCTCTATCCGAATACGCCTTAGTACCTGGTCAAAAGTATCATTGAGTATCTTCCTTAGATAGCACTTTTGTCCGTTATGCGTGAGGGTTACCAGGTCGCTATTTCTCTTCAGTCCGAAGTCATATTGGAGCTGTTCCAATGGAGCAATAAGTATCTGCATCCAGGCGACAAGTCGGGACTTTCTTAGAAAAGTAGGCAGGAGCAAAATCACGAGCCTCCGTAAGTTTAGTTCAAAGATTCTCATAGGTAGGTAATGGTGCTTTTTGTATCATTATCTTGTTCGAAATTAACGGCAAAGTAACCACTCTGGGGGATTTGGCTGATATTAATCTCTTGAAAACTACCCCAGATACTTCCCTCTATCCACTTGGTCTGCGCATTGTCTATGCTCACATCCTTGACCCCCTCCACCCCTTGAATAACATCGGTAAGGGCTTGTAGGGAAAGCTCTCCGTTAAAAGGTAACTTCTTAAGATAGTCCTTAATAGCTTCTTTTACCGTGTGCTTTCCTGAATTAACATTCATTCCATTCTCGTCCAATATAAGTGGATTGCGGACAATACGGATAGAGAGCTTGAGCCAATCCGGTTGGTTATTCAATATCGTAACATAGACCCCTGCATACTTTATCTCATTGATATATCGGCTAAATGCCTCTTGCTGGTGAGCCGTCACGGGGGTGAGCGTTCCTGCGTTGTCGGTAGCTATCTTAATGACGATACGGCTCTCTGTAGGGGAGTCTGTAACAGCACAATACTTGATAACTTTACTTACCTCAATCTCTTCTTCCGTACGATTAGTATTGTTGAACTTATCGCTGTCGGGTAACAAATCAAAGCCATACTGAAAGGCTAAAGCCCTGCTATGATACCATTTAGCCGTACCTGGTTTGAGTTCTGCCAAACGTTTGTCTATATCCGCCCTATGCTGGTCGAAAAGTTTCTCCAAGCTCCATATAGCCACCGCTATAATATAGACCCACAATCGCCAAATGGCTACTTTGGAAGTGCTGTTGAGCTCATTAAGGGCGGGCTCTTGCGCCTTAGCCTGTAGGATGAGGCTTTGAATGTCTTGAATGCTTCGTGCCATAGGTTAATGATTGATAATTAGGGGTTGTAACTTGTCAATACGCTGTTTGCCTGCTTCAAAGTATTCTTGGTCTATCTCGGTTGCAATGCCTTTCATTCCCATATTGTGAACGGCTTCCATACAGCTCATAGAGCCAGCAAAGAAGTCGGCTACTACTACCTCATTACGAGGTTTGTCTTTTGGAATAACCAATGCTAAAAGGCGCTCTAAAAGGCGGACAGGTTTCTGTGTGGGGTGAATAGAGGAACGATATGCATCTAGACCCTCTATCATTATACTTTCTTCATTAGCTCCTTCTACGATAGACTTCATTAGAACCAACATTCTATCATTTTCCAACAATGTATTCCCCTTTATTCCGGTTTCCCATTTATGTTTTCTGAATTTTTTCAAATGTAATAGCGAGGTATCTCCTTCTAAATATCTTAATATTTTGTCTAGTTTATCACTATTTTTTATCGCACTTTTAATTACCTTTATATCAGATACCAAAGAGTCTATATTATGTTTTTTCTTCTCAATATAAGGCATCTTACACCTGTTGAGTGAGCCTTTTTCTGAATAAATAGAGATAGTTTCGTGCCTTCTTCCAACGGCTAACGTTGGTGTTGTACTTCTTTTTTTATTCCAGATAATTTCCTCTTTAAATACAAGGCCTAAGCCGTCTAATATGGTATTCCACCTGTAAAAAGAAGTACCACGCCCAAATAGTACGATAAAGCCTTTCTTTGTAAGTAACCGCTTGCATTCGGCAAAGAATTTGGGTTCGTCAAAAGGGCGTTCTAACTTTTGATTTTTGAGATACAGATAAGGCGGGTCTATGCATATTACATCAATACTCTCATCGGGGAGGGTAGCCATTACCTCTAAATTATCGGCATTATATAATTGTAGGTTCTTCATAAGGTTTCTATTCTTTACTTACTACGAAATCTAAGTTAATAGCCCAAATGCTGATGCCCTCAAGCTTTTCAAATACTTGCTCATCTTCTTTGGTGAAAGCCGTTGCGGGCTGGATACTCTTAGCCGTATAGTAGGATAATATATCTTTGTTTCTTGCTCCCTCTGAAAGAGGAGGGACATTAAGGGAGGCGCCCGCTACCATATCATCAGTAACGCTCTTTTCATTAAGTACGGCCAACTCAAAGATACTCTCAATAGTACCCGTATGCTGTAGTGCGAGGTCTAATAGCGACTGGTTATGTAGGGCTGTTATTGTCATCTAATTCAAAAGTCTTATAGAATTTCTTGTTGATTATCTTGAGCAGTACTTTAGCGAATCGAAATCCTAATCCGTCTAAGTTCTCCAATAGGCTCACAACTAATTGCCATATAATGCCTATAAGTACTATCCAATACAGCCAATGGAAAGGGTCAAACTCAAAGCCTGCTACACTTGGAAAGTCTGCATTAGCTGATAGGGTGTGTAGGATATAGATAATTACCAAGTAAATGGCTATCTTTAGTAACATACGACCAAATTTCCTACTCTCGTGTTTCTCGCCTCTCTTCCTTGATGCTTGTACGCCCGTAATCCATTCAAATACCAACAATACTACAAATGCGGTTAGGAACAAATGGTTGAATCCAAAGAGGAAATGTACAGTGGCAAAAAGGAAGGAGAGTATAATGTCCATCTTGATAATTGATAATGAATTGAGGTGTCCAAAGGTAGATTGCAGAAAGTCTTGTGTATTCTTAAATCCAAAGCCTTGTAAAATGTAATTAAGTGTTATCATCGTTCTTAGTTTTTTTAGCTAATTGTACCTTTTCCTTCAGTTGTTGTTGCACCCGTATAAGCCCCTGCCTGTAGGGTGATTCCAGCCCTCACTGTTACTTCGCCACTTTTAACAAAGGTATCAATAAGGGAGGCTAAGCGTTCGGCATATTCCTCCATTGAGGCATCTGTTTTGCGTTGCATATCTTGTTGTAGTCGGATAATGCCTTGTTTGAGCTGTTCTTTGTTTAGCGACATAACATTATTATAAGTTTATTTTTAGCTGTTCAAATCCTTTAGAAAGGTCTATATCAGTATTCTTATAGCTATCATATTCTAATTGTATTTTTAGGTCTCTTTTAAAGGATAAGGGGTTAGTATTTGTCTTTAAATAGTTCTCTACGCCAAACCCCATAAAAGGAAACTCTTTAAATTCTCCTTTCTGCGCTTCCACTATGTGCTTTACGTGTTGCATATCTGAGAGCCCAATCGCAAAATCGCCCTCCTCAATTACCAAGTCGCCAAAGGAGTCTAACAACAAGTCTTTTCGTACCATTTTATTCTAATAACTGATTGATTTTACTTTCTAACTCACTGAACTTTGCCACGTTGTTAGGTGAAAAATTACCAACACCTGCAGGGGTTTGTATCACTA